CATATACAGCCTTTGTCGTTACTACCAAAGCGTAATTAGTCCCGCAAAGAAGATACTGATTGTAGTTCCGACAATATCCTTGGTTGCCCAAATGTATGCCGACTTCGATGACTATTCAAAGAAGAGCAATTGGAGCGCACACAAAAATTGCCACAAGATACACGGTGGAACGACAAAGTTGACAGATCGGCAGATAGTGATATCCACATGGCAATCAATACACAAGTTGCCTAGGGCTTGGTTTGACAATTTTGAGGTAGTCATAGGTGACGAAGCCCATCTATTCAAATCACAGTCACTAACGACCATAATGAACAAGTTGATTGACTGCCCATACCGAATCGCCCTCACAGGAACTCTAGATGGAACCAAGATACACAAATTGTGCATTGAGGGTTTGTTTGGCCCTGTAAACAAAGTTGTGTCCACCAAGCAATTGATGGAAAGAGACCTCCTAACATCTCTGAAGATAGAGTGCATTCTTCTCAAATACCCACAGGAAATTCGGGAATCTCTTCGTGGATTGGACTACCAAAACGAAATTGATTGGCTGGTCAATTGCGAAAGAAGGAACTTTCTCATTTCAAAACTCGCTTCATCCATGAAAGGAAATACCTTGGTTCTGTTCCAATATGTGGAGAAGCACGGCAAACCTCTACATGAGATGATCCAAAAGATGGCACCTATCACAATTGAAAACCGAAAGGTGTTCTTTGTTGCAGGGGAAACTGATGTGGAGGATCGAGAACAGATACGAAGAATAGTCGAAAATGAGAAAGATGCCATCATAGTCGCATCATATGGGACATTTTCTACGGGAATCAACATCAAGTCTCTGAAGAACCTTGTATTTGCTAGCCCATCAAAGAGCAGAATTAGGATTCTTCAGAGTATAGGTCGGCAATTGAGAAAGTCGGAAACAAAAGACATAGCAAGGTTGTATGACATAGCCGACGATCTTCATTGGGAAGATGAAGCCAACTATACATTCAAGCACTTCATGTCTCGCTTGAAACTATACGATGAAGAGGGGTTCCCATACAAGATAGTTAAACTGCCTGTATACGGAGAGTCCAAATGATGTACCCGATCAGAGTAATCAAATTGGTAAGTGGAGAGACCCTAATATCGGGAATAGCAGAAACCGGAGGTGTCTACACATTTGAAAGACCCATGACTGTCAGCATGGTTCAATCTGTTGACAAAGAAAGCAAGCAACCTGAGAGTATGGTCTTCATGAAGAATTGGATTGACTTCTCGAAAGACGAAATGTACATAGTCCCCAAATCTATGGTGATATGCATCTCCAACGCCGATCCGATGATACTCAAAGACTACAACGATGCTAAGATTCGGTTCGACATGATTGAGGCTGGTGAAGACATCCCTATGGGGGATGAATACTATGATGACGATGAGGGGGAGGAATTTGATGCTGGGGATGAAAACGATTCCGATGATGATCGTTCGCCCTAGTACCTAGGACCTAGTTAACTTACTCTACTTACATATGGGTAATCTAGTACTATAGGTACTTTGGTCCCTTGGTTCCCAAGTGTATCTAGTGGGCGTTTCTAGTTTTCGATCTTTCAAATAGCGAACTCTTGAAGATTTTTTTGTACTGCACAGATCACACTTTACAAGCAGGATAACCTGTGGTAGGCTCCGTCACAATGGCGAAGAAGAGAAAAGACAACCACTACATTGACAATGAACGATTCCTACAGGAATTGATAGAACACAAGAAGGCTGTAACCAAAGCGAAGAAGGATGGTGTAAAGCCACCTGGCGCAAGCGAGTACATAGGCCAATGCTTCCTTGACATTGCCAACAATCTAGCCAAAAAACCTAACTTCGCCAACTACATCTTCAAAGAGGAGATGATATCTGACGGGATAGAAAACTGCATCATGTATACAACCAACTTTGACGAGAAAAAGTCAAAGAACCCGTTTGCATTCTTCACCCAAATCATCTACTACGCATTTCTTCGCCGTATACAGAAGGAAAAGAAGCAACTGTATGTCAAGATGAAATGCTTCGAGAACAATGATCGGTCTGGTAAGTTCAGAAACAGAATGATCGAAGACAGCAAGTTTACAGACGAAAACCCCCGCAGCGAGAATCCGTATGCGGATTTCTTTTCGTTGAGTGATACCGATGTTCGCAACTTTGAGGGTGGTGAGGTCAAGAAGACAGCCAAGAAGCGTCGTAGAAAACCCACCAAGAAAAACCTTGAAGATCTAATGGAGTGACATTGAAAGTCGCCATAATTAACGATACTCACTTCGGAGCAAGAAACGACAACCCAATTTTCTTGGAACACTTCATGTTGTTCTGGGAAGATGTGTTTTTTCCCTATCTGAAAGCCAACAATATCCGCCACATAATCCATTTGGGTGACCTTATGGACAGGAGAAAATATGTCAACTTCCAAACACTAAATGTGGTTCGGAAGAGATTTGTCAAACCTCTCAATGACATGTCAATCACTATGGATGTCATCTTGGGCAACCACGATGTGTTCTTCAAAAACACCAACAGCATCAACTCTGTGAAGGAACTGTTTCAATGGTCGGAGTTGTGTGATAATTGGAGAATACACTACAAGCCGACTATAGTTGAGTTTGGGGGTACGAAGATCGGATTTGTCCCTTGGATCACCAAGGACAATGAGCAAGAGTGCTTAGACTTTATTGCTGCAAAGGAAAGCAGCATATTGATGGGTCATTTTGAACTGTCGGGTTACGAAGTTCTCCGTGGAGTTCAACATCATGATGGAATGGATCCAGGTCTCTTGAGTGCTTATGATGCTGTCTATAGTGGACACTTTCATTGCAAACACAGCAAGGATAATGTCCACTATTTGGGGACGCAGTATCAAATTACCTTCTCCGATCTCAAAGAAACAAAGGGGTTTCATGTTTTAGACACCGAAACCGGTGAATTGGAGTACATTCACAATCCACACCGTCTTTTCACAGCATTTAACTACAACGATGATGACGGTCGGGATTTCTTCGATGGTTCAGTTGATTGGAATTGTTACAAAGAAACCTATGTTCGGTTGGTCATCGAAAAGAAGATCAATCCTTTCATGTTGGATAGAGTTATTGAGAAATTGAACGAATCGGGATGCCACTCAATAACAGTTAATGACCAAACAAGTGTTGATCGTGGATCGAAGTTGGAGGAAAAGGTCGATTTGTCAAAAGACACCCTAACTCTGATCTGCGAGGAAATAGATCGTATGGACGGCATAGAAGACCCAACTCGTTTGAAGAACCTGATTCGTGAACTATATGTTGAGGCACAAACGGTATGATCACATTCAAGACAATTCGTTGGCGAAACTTTCTAAGCACAGGAAATACCTTTACGGAATTGTCCTTCACAGATACATCTACGACATTGATCAGCGGTGAAAACGGATCCGGAAAAAGTACCCTTTTGGATGCTTTGACATTTGCCCTGTTCAACAAACCGTATAGAAACATCAATCTTCCTCAACTAACGAACACGGTCAATGAAAAGGATTGTGTTGTTGAGTTGGAGTTTATGGATGGAAAAAGTGAGTACAAGATTATTCGTGGTCAATCGCCAAAGGTGTTTGAAATATGGAAAGACGGCAAACTGCTTGATCAAGAAGCAAAGGCCCGTGATGGTCAGAAAATCCTTGAAGAACAGATTTTGCGGATGAATTACAAATCGTTTTGTCAAGTTGTCATTCTTGGATCAGCAAACTACATCCCTTTCATGCGCCTGCCCGCAGCCGAGCGACGATCTGTCGTTGAGTCTATTTTGGACATCGGAGTGTTTTCCATCATGAACACCCTACTCAAGGAGAGAGTAAGCCAAAACAAGGAAGAGTCAACACAGGCAGACACGCAACTTGCGTTGGCAAAAGAGCGAGTCAAGAACCAACGGAAGATAATTGAGGACGAGAGAAAGCGTTGCGTTTCAGACAAGGAATGGGAAACAAAGGAAATAGAGAAGAGTAGAGAATCAATTGATAAAATCAACAAAGAAGTTGAGGGTCTTCTTGTCAGAATTGAGGAGATGCTTGAATCAATTAATGACAAAGCAACTGTAAAGAAGCAAAAAGATGACTATTACACCTTGAAGATGCAGATCGAAAAGCGAGTATCAACTCTTCGGCGTGAAACTCAGTTTTTCGAGGTTAACTGCACTTGTCCAACATGCACACAGCCTATTGACGAGGAGTTTCGGCAAACTTGCGTGAACGCAAAAACCAAAAAGGTAAGTGAGTTGGATGGAGGAATGCAAGAATTGTTGATCAAAATGAAGGAAACAGAAGATCGGATGGATGCGATCAACGACACCATTTTGGAGGTAGCCAATCTCCAATCTTTGGTGACAAAGAAAACCTCAGACATCGAGTCGATCAATTCCTACATCTCCAAGATTCGAGGTCGTGGCGGCGACACCACCAAACTCCTAGCAGAGGAAAAGATCCTGTCAACCTTGATTTATTCAGAGGAAGAGGCATCGGATGCGAAACAAGAATTGGTTGAGGACAAC